CCTTAGAGGGTAATCCAATTCTCCTACGTATGGTGACATTTCGCCTCCAGTAAGAGAAACTAAATAAGCTATCACAGACCTTTGCTCTCCATTAGAATGCTATTGATACGACGGGCAAGAGAATTACTATTTAGGATATTCCCATTTCCACTCCAGTCCAGCAATCCTCAAAGCATTCTCGATTAAGTCTCTGAGGATTGTGAAATGACAGTGTTTTGGATAGAATGTGAACGTCAGAACTACTTTCATCGCTTCAGGTTAACCTGCACCGTGCGAATGCGGAATGAATCACGAACATCTCCACCAAGTTCCGGCTCAGAGACAATCTTGGAGAGATGATGATTAACCTCACCATAGACCATTTCCATAACCTGACTGGTGTGAGTATCGGCAGTCTCAGAGGCAACAACAGCGTTACCCATGAGGCTAATGAGAATTTTCATACTGACCTTTCCGCCCGTCCTATCAATAGCACTCCCTTTTAGTATGAGCACCTGATTAGACTATTGATTATTCCGTGTATGCACGATTCAGGACGCTTGCCGCTGGTTAACTCATTGGAGTATCCCGAACGATTGCCCCATTGGATTATCTCAATAGCCTAATCAGATGCTCAGTCTATCCATAACGAGCACTCAATAAGAGGTATGGGCAATACCGGCAAGCAATTGGACAGTGAACAGGACAGCCATGTAGGAATGAATTAAGCTTTATCAGCCTGATACTACATTACGCTTCTACCGTGCGTAACCACGGTTCAGGGCTTACGAATGTTTGTGGAGCACCTAGATGGGGTCAATTGAAAACACTGTGTTTGCGAGGATGGTATGCCATCGTATCCGTAAACCCATACATCTTATTGAATGCTCATCATGGAGCCCCGCGCACTACCCATCCTATACCTTTTGATGAGTAGTGCGCGAAGCGCAGGGAGAGCAAAGATGGCGCTTATCTGAATTGTATGTCTTATACATGGCCCACGTTAGGAGTTACTTACCGTGGTGATTGTGGTCAACAGTGAGAGCAACTAGCCGCTCAGTAGGACTGACTACCAAGCGAGGAAACGCGATGTATTGCGCTTGCGCCATATCGTGACGGCGCTTCTCATTGTTAATGCGGCGCTTTCTCACATCCTTACGGATGGTATTGAATGCGCTTAGTCTCGAATGATGGTGCTTTGGATTCATATTGATACCTCAGCGGGCCATCTACAAGACATACAATCCAGAACTAGTATATATGCTGCGGGTATCTCTTATGGCTTATCCTATGCAATAGACGGTAGATTGTCATTTCCTGCATAGTGTCGGCCTGCATATAACCCCGGCACTAACTAGACCCTTTGTTGAACCGTTCTTAATGCCCATCTTGAGTTAGGGCCGATTGCTAGCGGGTTACTCATTACCCGACGCTACAGCGTAACTCTTGAATCGCAATCCAGAACCATGAGATGATTCGGGAACGGAGCCGACACGATTTGCATAGTCCAGCACGATTCGACGGCCATGCGCAGTGGACTACTGGGCTGTGTTTACGGTATGCGCTTTCAGCATACGCCATACGATTGGATACGTAGGCAGGAGACAAAACCCCACGCAAACGACCAACGGTCAGAGGTAGATTTGCCGAATTAGAGCATAGCACTCCAAGGTTGCGGTTTACGCTCCGGGCAACGCACCCGGCTTACGGGAAGATATAATGCATGGGTAATACCAAGGGGGGAACACAACGTTTAGTGCGCCCTAGAGTATCGCATACTATATCTTGTGGTGTTATGTTGACATATATTGTCAGTGACAAGCATTATTTGTCAATACTATATGTTGTGGTCCCCCTCCCCCTACCATCAACTAATAGTGGTCCCATGTTGGCATGAAAATTGCGGAGGTGGAACGAGATAGTCATTGTCCAAATATCAAAATATACCCCAAGCCACGCCATGATAGCGCGGAAAAAGCTATATAATACTAAAATTTTATAAAAAAACCCGGAATGCAAATCGTGAACCGCTCATTTACTGAACCCTTCACTCGCTACGCTCGTCTTTCCTAGGGAATTTGCAGGTTTTGCACTTGACAATCGCGCCGAGGTATGAGACAATTTGACCATCCCTACGTCCGCTTTTCTAGTATAGTAACCTAATATAGGTCTATACCTGGAGTTGTATCATGCTACTTAGTGATGAGGAAATCCAAGAGCGTTTGGAATCACCACTGAATCTCCTTAACCGGCTGAGAATTGCAACCACTCCAGCCGTTCCTGCCAATATTCCATGTCTTCCACCGAAAACGGAAGATTTGGATATTGATGTTGAAGGAGAAGTAGCCGTTTCCCAGCTTAGAGGAAAAGCAGCTCGTATTATGGGCCGAGCATTGACTGCTCTTGAAGGCCGTGTTCAGGATATCGAAAAGCCTGAGCGGCTTGCTCGTATTGCGGCTGAAATGCATAAGGTTGTAGCTAATACTGAAGATCCAAATAAAGCTAAAACCTCCCAAATCATTGTATATGCTCCACAAATCATTCAAGAATCACACTTTCAGGAGCTTACTCTTAAGGAGGATTCGCAGTGAAGAAGTTTCTGATTGCGGCTGCATTGCTTCTGTTCGCAACTACCGCATTCACACAGCCAATTCCAGCTACAGGAGCTAGCAGGTTCACATGGACAATCGCAAGTCCTACACTTGCTGATGGTCAAGCTTACACCTACAAAGTATATGCCGATGGTTCTACTACCGGCATTACTCTTACAGGAGTCACTTGCACTGGAACAGTTGCTCCATTCGTATGCGAGGCTCCTATTCCAGCTTTCACTCCTGGTAACCATACAGCTACTCTCACTGCTTCCAATATTGCCGGGGAGAGTGCAAAGAGCGACCCTTTAGGTTTCAATTTCGTCGTAACCCCAAGTAAGCCTGGGAACTTCGGCCTGAAATAATGGAACCAAGCATGGATGTCGAATTCACCAAATGGCTCGTAACCCTAGGGGTCGGCGGCGTATTGGCTGGGTTCATGTTCGTGTTTTACCGCAAAGACGTAAAGCAATACACCGAGCTTTGGCGGGTAACGGCTGAACAGTTAATGAATGTAGTTAAGGAAAACACTGCTTCAAACTCTAAACTAATTGCGCTGATTGAGAACCAAGAACGTAACATGATGCGCAAAGAAGATATTGGACTACTGCTTGATAGCCAACGTAAAGTCTTAGAAGGACAACGCGTGGCTCATACAGATTCGCTCGAAGAGAGGAGAAATAGGTAATGCCGAATATTGGAACGGCTACAGTTACCGCAACGACGGGTGCTGGTGTTGCAGTTACCGCAAAGGTAATTAGCAATATCCAGTCATTTGCCGTTGACATCGTCAAGCAGGTCTTGAGTTTCTACCTGGTGAATAGTGACCTTAGTAGTCCTCCCCTTCAGTTTGCCCTCACCGGAACCGTTACATTTACGGCTACTATTTCTAGTGGAGCTTGGACCATTACGGTTGTCGCAAGCTAAGAGGGCAGCGAGACTCCTGCAACAAATCAAATGCCAGCTTTGATGGGTGGAGTTGTAACGGAAATTGCGGCTAATACACCCTATGCGGTTCCTCCGGGGCCGTATAGGGTGATAGCTATGAATGCATTGACTTACTCTGCTACTATTGGCGGAGTATACGCTGCATTAACTGGAGCTACGACTGAACCAGGAGCACTCATTTCTAGTGGATTTATTCAGTGTGCAGTTTCGACTACCATAATCATCAAGAGAATCAATACAATCGAACGAAATCTTGCTGGATTGGTTGGTAGAACGAATACCGTAGCGTATTGGAGACAGAACGAACAGTTCGGCTCTACGTTCTACGATTCGATCAATCAATTCCACATGACGAAACCGGCTGGTATTACTTTGGACCAGCCAGGAATAGTTTCGACTCAGAAAGCTGCACTTTACGATGGAGCATCTTCCGCTAGTGTAGTTGCAGACCCATTATCTGGTGTCTCTGCACTTAGTGTTGAAGCTCTCGTAAATAATCCAGCCTGGGCAGTTGGTCATGAAATGTGCTGGAGTAATTCAGCCAGTGCAACTTATGCCAGCTTTGATTCTGGTAAGCCAATTATGTCTTTGCGGCTAGTTGGATTGCAATTCATTAATCGTGCTTTGGCTGCACTGTCACCTAATACCTGGTATCACGTTGTTTGGGCTTGGAAATCTGGTGAAGCAATTCGCTTGTATGTCAATGGTGCTGAAGTTGCTAGCGAAGATTTAACTGCTAGAACTGGAACCGTTGATCCTGCTGGAACAATGTATCTCGGTTCATTCGGTGGTGCTTCATTGTTCTTCTCAGGATACATGGCTAACGTTGCTATCTATTCAAAGAGGTTGACTCCTGCTGAAATATTTGAGCGTGCACAGGTGAGACTAGCATTATGGTAGCACTCATGATTGGCCCGCCTCAAGTGATGACTCAAAATCAAGTTTACGCTGTCCCTTCCCAATCAGTAGTGATTCAAGCAACTGATGATCTTGAATCTTCAATGTTTGAAGCTGGCCCATTTGTTGCATTCACTACTTCCATCGTCACCTTTCCATATATCCGCTGCACAACGTCTAGTCCTACTGTAAAGCTTTTTAAGAATTCTGCTGGGTAATGGACATCCTAATCCCAAGAGGGAAGGATGCGGTAGTTGAAAATCTTGTAAAGGAATGGCGCCCATTCCCTAAACAAGAACTATTCCTTGCCATTCCCGATTCGATTAAAGAAGCTTTCTACGGTGGTGGTGCAGGTTCCGCGAAGACTGAAACCTTGATGATGTTGCCAATCGTAAGAGGTTGGCATGAGAATCCAAGGTTCAAGCAACTCTTCTTGCGTAGAACCAACCCAGAACTAAAAACAGAAATTATTCCTAGGATGAAGCAGATTTATCCTAGGTTCGGTGCTACCTGGAACGGTCAGGATTTGACGTGGACATTTCCATCTCCTGATCAATATGGTAGCGGCTTGCGTGGTAATGCTGGTGCAGTTATCACATGCGGTCACTGTGAAACAGAAGACGATGTTCACAGATATGACGGCATGGAAATTAATCTGTTTACACCAGATGAGTTAACATCTCTCACGCAGTGGATTTTTCTTTACATTGGCTATACCAGAACCCGTGCTCCAATCGGTAGCGACTTACCGGAAATCATTCGAGCCGGAGGTATGCCGGGTGATATTGGTCATAGCTGGGTTAAGAAAAGGCTAATTGATCCTGCTCCTAAAGGGTCAACGATTATCGTTGGTCGTGGCGGTAATAAACGGATTTATATCCACGCTACATACCTCGATAATCCACATCTTGGCGAAGCTTATGGAAAGACCCTTGCTGGTCTTCCTGAGGCTGAAAAGAAAGCCAAGATGGGAGATTGGGAAGCTTATCAAGGTCAAGTCTTTGACGAATTTCGTGAAAGACATTACCACGATGAGCCTGACCATGCGATTCATGTAATAGATCAATTCGATATCCCTTCCTGGTGGCCTCGTATGGTCATTGGTGACTGGGGATTTCGAGCAATGACATATGTTGGATTCTTTGCTATCTCTCCAAACGCTAGACTCTATCTTTACAGAGAACTTGCGTGGAAAGGTGCAAAGATTGCTCAATGGGCTCCTACAGTAAAGGATATCATTGAGCGAGAAGATCCAAGAGTTGTCAAGTTCTGTAGGTCAGCGGCTCAAGATAGGGGAACCGAACATACTGTTCAATCCCAAATCGAAGAAGCTCTTGGCAGATACGTTGAACTTTCAGATCATTCATCTGGTTCACGAATAGCTGGAAAGACACTAGTTCACGAATATCTAAGGTGGACTCCTAGACCTATTATTCCTGTCAGTGAGATGCCCAAGTTTGACGAGGGCTATGCTCAATGGCTATACAGGAATAAGAGTGAACAGGATTACAAGAACTACCTTAGACTATTCGATGCGCCAGTTCCAGAAACTAATCTACCTAGGCTTCAAATCTTTAAGCAATGCTCACTGATGCCGATTGCAATTCAATCGTGCGTCTATGAGAAAGCTGGTAAAGATGGAAAGCCTCCGGAAGATGTAGCTGAATTTCCAGATGATGATCCTTACGATGTTCTAAGATACGCTTGTGATTCGGCTGAACGCTACTTTCAAGATTCGGCTGACGAATTCAATCGTATTCAGGCTCAAGAACGGCTCATTAAGACTCTACAAGAGACTAATGAGTGGACAGCTTACTATCGTAATATGAATCGATTGGAAGCTGAGAACAGACCAATTGGAGTATCTGCATTCCATCGTCGCAGGAGACTTCGCTAATGTTTAACTGGCTCCGTGAATTACGAGATATCTTAAGGGAACCTAGGCCATGTGCATCTTGCGATGTGCTCAAGACAGAATTGGCCAATGCTAGGCGTGAGAATCAAATCCTACTCAATAGGGTATTAACGCCACAGGTTCAAGAAGAGAAATTTGTTGCTCCGGAGCCAGTACCCATTCCAAGAAAACATATTCCTTGGAGGGTTAAACAGCAGGAGTTAGAACGTGCAGACAAACTTGAGCACGATCGAATCCTTGCTGAATTCCAAAAGAAAATTAAATCTGCTGAGGCAGAAGCTGAAGCTAAACACGGAGAGAAAGATGCCGGAACAGAAGCCACAGCCAAAGAAGCCTGATGCTGTAAAGTCTTTACAGGATTATGCTAAGAAGAAAGCGGCTGAGGATGCTGAGAAGAAAAAGAAGCAGGGAGTGAATACTGCTCCTTCTCAGGGCGTTCTTAGTCGGCTTGGAGATTTCATTTCGGGAAAGATGACTGGTACTGAAAAGAAGAAGTAAATGAATCCCAAACTTCCTACCGAGGAAATTCAGCGTCTTCTTCTCGATGTAGTCGAGCATTTCGACGAAGAAGATAGGGCTGTCCGCGAGCGACAGATAATGAAGTCTCGGAGGATGAAGCTGTTTTGGGATTCCATCTTCCAGCACTGGTATTCAACTGTTGCTCATGACTGGCGTGTTTGGGATAACGCACAGAATGAGGATGAAGGCGACCAGGCATATTACGACAAGCCGGTTAATACTTTCCGTGCTTACATTGAAACTATTATTGCTGCTCTCTCTGTTGCAACTCCTAGCGTTAAGTGCTTCCCTGCTGATGCTGAATCGTCATTAGATACAGTAACGGCTAAGGCTGGCGATAAGATTTCCAAGCTGATTGATAACCACAACAATGCTCCACTTCAGTGGCTGAAAGCTCTTTACACTTTCTACACTGAAGGACCAGTGTTTGGTTATACATATCCTCATGAAGATTACAAGTATGGTAGCTACGAGTCTCCTAAAATCGAGGAAATTACTGAGCAGGTAGATACTGTAATCTGCCCAGTCTGCAAAACTGAGACTGACGTAGACCAAGAGACTGACGTATTCCAGCCGGAAAATCAAGAACCTGCTGTTTGCCCAAATTGTGGCGAAGTGCTGATGGATGATATGATTCCAGGCACTAGGCCGGTTATTGTTAATAAGATGGTTGGAACTGATACGAAGCCTAAGACTCGCGTTTGCGTCGAAGTCTACGGTGGATTGTCAGTCAAGATTGCTAATTACGCAAGAACGGCTAAAGAAACTCCTTATCTGATTTACAGCTATGAAACTCACTATGCTACAGCAATGGAGGAATTCGATCATCTAGTTGGAAATCCTGATTTGGTTAAGCAGGTTAGAGCAAGTGGAGGAACTGGTCCACTTGATGGATACACTCAATGGGGACGGTTAAATACTGTCTACATGGGTGAATATCCGAATTATGTCGTCACGGTTCGTAAGGCTTGGCTTCGTCCTTCTGCATTCAATATCCTTGGAGATGTTGAGAGCATCAAGAAGCTGAAGAAGCTATATCCTCGTGGCGTCAAAGTTTGCATGGTCAATGACGAATTTGGATCTGCTGAATCGCAGTCTCTCGATGATTACTGGACCATTTCAGTAAATCCTCAAGAAGATTTTCTGGTTCACGATCCGGCTGGTATTCCTCTGGTTACTACCCAGGAGATTACCAACGATATCATCTCTCTAGTTTTGCAGACGATTGAGCATGGGATTGGTCAGACATTTGCTGATCCTGGTGTTCTCAACTTCAAAGCTTATAGAGATAGTGAAGTCCTGGTAGGTGGAGTTTACGAAGCAACTCCCAAATCAGGCAAATCTGTGAGCGACGGTTTCTACCAAATGAAGACGGCCACTCTTTCGCAGGAAGTGATGCCGTTTTTTGAGGCGATTCAGTCGCTCGCACAATTAGTCTCAGGTGCTCTTCCATCTTTGTTTGGTGGACAGCTTGATGGAAGTAATACTGCATCTGAATATTCAATGTCTCAGGCTCAGGCGAGACAGAGAGTTCAGAATCTATACAAGTTGTTCACTAGTTGGTGGAGAGAGGTTAAAGGCAAGTCTATTCCAATCTACATCAACAACATGAAGACTGATGAGAATGATGTTGTTAAGAAGCCTGATGGTTCATTCATCAATTTGATGATTCGTTTGTCTGAACTTCAAGGTAAGATTGGCAAGGTTGAATTGGAATCAGCAGAAAACCTGCCACTTACTTGGACTCAGACTAAAGATACCATCATGAAGATGATTGAAGCGCAGAATCCAACATTCCTTGCAATGTTCTCTGCGCCTGAGAATATTCCAGTTCTCAGAGATGCTGTTGGGTTGAATGAGTTCTATATTCCTGGTGAAGATGACCGTAGCAAGCAGCTTGACGAGATTCAGCAGCTACTGGAATCTGAACCACTTCCTGGCCTTGATGGTCAGTTCATGCCGTCTGTTGAAATTGATGTTACATATGATAAGCATGATATTCAGTTTGAAATCGTTCGTCAGTGGGTTACAAGTGAAGCAGGTAGATTGGCTAAGATTGAGAACGAGCCTGGTTATCAGAACGTTCTTCTTCATGGTCAAATGCACTTCTTCGAAATGAACAAACAGGCCATCTTAGCGCAGTCGGCCTCTGCTGAAAAAGGCCCAAACAATCCCGAAAAGCCTGAAGGAGATCGGGAAATAACTGGAGAAGAAGATGTCGCAACAGTTAACTAGTAGTGATGGAAAAGTCGGGACTCTTACTCAAACCCCAAGTGGGAAATCAGCCGCTGACATCTTCGATTCATTATCAGTTGGAGATGACCAGGAAACCCTTGACCTCACCAAACCTCTCAAGAAAGCTGGAGAGAAAGATGAGAAAGATGAGAAAGAGGAAACCACTGATGAAACTCCTGATGAAACGGATGAAGAAAATGATGAAGAAGCAGATGAAGACGAAGACCCACTAAAAGAGCTTGAGGAAGACCTTGAGGAAATCGACGAAGAGAAACTGGAACTAACTACTCCGGTTAAACGTCGAGAGATTCTCAAGAAGTATCCCAATCTCTTCAAAGATTTCCCATATCTTGAGAAAGCATATTTCCGTGAGCAACAGTTTACGGAAATCCTCTCAACCATTGATGATGCCAAGGAAGCGGCTGAGTCACATAAGGTTCTTGGTAGATTTACCGAGGACATGGTTGAGAAAGGCAATGTAAATAACGTTCTCAAGATGATCAAAGACTCGAATCCTGAGACATTCAATCGAGTCGTTGATAACTGGATGGATTATCTTGAGCAGGTTGACCCTGCCGCTCATCTTCATGTTCAAGGTAATATCGTCAAGAACATTATCCTTGGTATGGTCGAGGAAGCCAAATCTTCCGGCGACGACGATTATAAGACGGCTGCACTTCTACTTAACAAATGGGCATTCGGAACGGCTAAGTTTTCTCCGCCCGTTAAGATGTCCAAGGAAGTTAAGGCTGAAGACAAGACCAAGGAATCAGAGCTTTCAGAACGTGAGAAAGCATTTGCTCAACGTCAAATTGATACTGCGATGGGTGAAGTTAACACTCGCGTAAATAACATCATCAAAAGCGCAATCGATAACAACATTGACCCTAAAGGTTCGATGACGGAATATGTCAAGCGTAATGCAAGCCGAGATGCGCTTGAAAAGATCACGAACCTAATCGAGAGAGACACTCGCTTCCAGACTATCGTTGATAAGCTCTGGGAGAAATCGGCCAAGGCGAATTTCAATAGGGAATCACAAGATGAAATTCGCCGAGCATTCCTTTCTAAAGCCAAATCACTGCTGGCACCAGTGCTTAAAAGTGCCCGAAATGAGGCTTTGAGAGGAATGGGTAAGAGAGTGAAAGAGGACACTGATACTGAGGAACAGGAAACTGAACCACAGCGTCTGAAGTCCACCAAGAAGACCAACGGCGGAAGAACTACCGAGCAACGCCTTAGCTCCGACAAACAGAAGGCCAAATTGGATTCGCTGAAAGGTAAGTCAAGTTTCGAAGCACTGAACGCGCTAATGGGAGACTAAAGTGTCAATAACGGCTCTTGTCAGGAATTACATTAGCTTCAGTGGTGACCAGGAGAGCGATTTAATCTTCGCTACTTCTGAATTAGAGGATTCACCTGCCCAACAGGAGATAATTTCTCTAGCCCTTGGAGCTAATACAATCACGCTTCCAGATGTAGAAGGATTCACGGTTCATGGTTTAGCCATCGTGCCTCCGGCTACGGATGCTGGATTGGTAACACTGAAGGGAGTCGCTGGAGATACTGGTATCCTACTTAGTTCCACAGGTGTTTCGGTAATCCAGTTCGGTACGACGCTACCAGCTAGTATTGTCCTCAGTGCGGCTGCGGCAGTTACTGGATGGCGTCTAATCTGGTTCTAAGGAGCGTAAATGGCAGCAGTTGCTGAACAGCAAGTAGTTGCGCTAGAGCTGGAGAGGGTTGTCCCTCAAATCCAGACTCTATTTGAAATGGATGATTTGTTCTTCGCTACGATTCAGAAGAGAAACGTAGAGAAGATTTCAAATCGCCAGATGCGCATTCCACTGGAGATTCGTCCCGGTGGTTCATTCCAGTATTTTAATGCTGATGGTGGTGATCTTGGACGCGGTGGTGGGCCGACCTTTGACCGGGCGGTTCTCAATGCCGTATTCCTTTCAGAGAATATTGAATATACCAAGCTGACTCAGTGGTCAACTGATTCGGACCGCAAGGCAATCGTTAATGCGGTTCGTCGTTTGACTGCAAGCGCAATGGATGAATTGCGCCGTCAGCTTGATGCACAGCTTATGCAGGCTGGAAATGGTGTGGTTGGAACCATTTCGGCTGTTTCTACTTCCGGTGGAGTTGATACTTATACCCTGAATTCGGATGGTTTCGGTGCTCGTCTGGTTCGATACGGGCAGACCATTCAGGTTTATGATACGACTTTGGCAACGCTCCGTGGCACTGGTGTTATTACCCAGTGGGACGTTCCCAACAAGTCAATTCAGGTTACTCCTGCTATTACTGGTGCAGTTGCTACTGACGTTCTCGTTGTCATGGGTATTGGTTCACCGACTTCGCTTCCTGCGATTTATGGTGTTCCTTACCATCACTCGAATGCTTCGACTGGAACTTGGCTTGGTTTCAACCGCGCCAATACTCCTGAGATTCGTTCAAATCGAGTGAATGCTTCGAGCAACCCGCTTTCACTTCCACTTCCTCGCCTTGCTATCAATTCGATTGGTAACAGGGTTGGTATCAATAACAAGTTCAATCCGGTTGCTTGGATGCATCCTGCTCAGCAGCAGGCATACGAGGAAATCGGACAGCTTGTTATTATGATTAATAAGCAGAATAAAGATGAAGGCTTGAATATGTATTTTGGTGGGAACATGCAGATGGCTGGCGCTACGGTGCGTCCGTCATTCAACTGGAATCCTACCAGAATCGATTTCGTTGATCCTTCTGTTTGGGGACGTGGAGAAGTTCTCCCGCTTGGTTTCTACAAGACTGATGGTCGCTCAATCTTCGAGATTCGTGGACCGTCTGGTGGTGTGGCTACCGCGGAAATCTTCTACATGGTCATTGGAA